GCTTCCAATAATGCTGCCCCATGTTTGTTCAGATGATGTACGAGCAAGCATCCAAGATGCATTGTTATATACTTCATCAACTTCGTATGACTGACCATTGGCTTCATGTGTAAAGGTTCCATAGCCAACCTTAGATTTAACAGCCATTTGTTCTGATTGACTGATGCGAGCGCCTAAGCGAGCCATCATGTCGTCAAGTTGAGCATTAACTTCTGCGTATGAACGACCAAGGTTAGCAGCAGCATCCTCAACGCCATTGTTAATCATGGCAATTAGGTTCTCATCATCATAGTAAGGAGAAACTGCTGGGCGAGTACGGCGTGACTTTTCCTTACGGCGTACTTGTGTACGAGCAACACGGCGTTCTTTAGTTGTCTGCAATGGCTGAGCAATGTCTAATGCAGCATCTGCTTCTGCTTGTGCTGCTTCAATCTGAGCGCGAGTTAACTTAGTAACTTCACGACCACGACCTGCTTCACCTACTGCCTCAGGTAGAACAATGTGTGATAGTCCACCTGCACGGCGGTCATCACCTACAACTGCACGACCAAAATTGTTTTGACGAAGGTAGTTATACAAAGGAGAGTTTTGGTCTTGCCAACCTTTACTCTTTACCCAAGCACGCCAAACCTTTACATCTCCACCAAATACTTCTTTGCGTACATCCAATGGGATGTCTGACCATTTAGTGAGATAAAGAGCATCACCGTAAACACGCATTGGTGTAACGCTTCCACCATCACGGCGGACACGGAATACTGCACGCTCTAATTCTTTAGGATTAAGGCTGCGTATTCTATCCTCATCAACCTTAACAAAACCTTTACTTGTACCCTTGCGAAGTTCAACAATGTTTCCAGCACGGGTAGCGCCAATCATGTCTGACTTCATACGCGCTGCTGCTGTAATTAACTTTTCAGGGTATGGCTTACGAACAGGGCGTGGGTCATAACCCCACTCAAACCAAGAGTTACCATCAGTAAAGATGTCGCCTGCACGAACACGCATTTCCTCAACACGGTATTCAGGGTCTAGGTATCTGCTTCCATGAAGGTCTGCATACTCACGAAGTGGAGTTACCCAATCACCTTGGTTAATAACAGCAGGTGCATCTTTAGGAACAGCACGATAAACCGTAACCATACGGTTAGGGCTACCTTTATACTGATTGATAAATTCAACAATTTGTTTATCTAGTTTAGCAAAATCTTTTCCACCAACACCATAGATGCGAGCAGCATCAGCAGAATAAACATCCTCAGGATAGATACGAGTAATGTTATCTAGTGATGCACCAAACTCACGGTCAGGTGCTGTGTGTGCGCCACGGTAACCAGCAGTAAATGTTGACTGTGGGTGGCGTTGTGGACCTTTACGGGTAACAACTCTTAGTGGAACTGGGCGACCAGTATCTGAGATGTAACGCTCTAGTCCAAAAGCAAATTCTTGTGTTGCATAACGGTCAGCAATTTGTGCGTTAGTAGATGCAGATAATGGTCTTGCTGGGTCAAACTCAAAACTGTCTGCTACTGAACCATGATACAAAGTAACGGCTTCTGCTTCTGCCAAGGCAGAACGAAGTCTTTTAAGTTCTCTAGGTAGAACAATGGCTGCTGCTTCCTCAACACCAACTAGATTGCCTTTAGCCTTTTCAGCAGCAATGTAGTTAGCAATTAAGCGCTCGCCACCACGCTCAATGTCTGCCATGCGGGTACGGATTTCCCCTGCAAGACCTTTACGAGAAAGGTCAAGACCACGAAGCATGTCTTGAAGTTTTGCAACTTCATCACGCAAAACATTGATGTCGTCTTTACGACCAGCCAAGACTTCAACATTATCAATAAGACGGGTAAAGCCCCTTAGCCATCATAGATAGTTGTGCTTCTGTAAGGTTACGAACCGTGTAACCCAAGCGCATAAGAACAGATGTTTTGAAAATGTCGTTAACATTATCAAGGGTGTTCATAAACTTTTGTCCACGAACAGCAATCTCTGTTGGGTCAATACCTGAAAGAATACCCGGAAGCACACGCTCGTAAGAGTCAATGCCATCCTTTAGTCGGCGTAAATCCATTGCAATAACAATGTTTGCAGACTCACGCTCTAACTGTGGAAACTTAGCAATTACTGGACCGTTCTCTGTAAAGATAGACAAGAAGCCACGGTCTTTATGTTCTTTAAGTGTCTTAGCACGGCGGTAATCAAAAATTGCGTATAGTTTTTCAATCTGTTGCTGAGTCATGTTTGGGGCAATAATTCCCAAAGCATCTTTTTCAGCCAACTTAATAATGTTTAAACGCTCGCCTTCGGTGGCTGCTGCAAGATACTGGTCAGCGTATGTACCAGCCTTTGCTGCAAATGTTCCACCTGAAAGTTCAACAGCCTCACGCAAAAATGCGTTCATCTCTACATAGGAGTCGCCATCATTTACTCTGAACACACCACTTGGGCGGAACTTAGTAAAGAACTCTGACTTACCCTTCATGTAGTTAACAACCATAACGGCTGGATGAAGGCTAGTCTTTTGTATCATAGTTATTTCAGGGTCAGCAAAAGTCTTTGCTAACTTTTCTGCACGATTGCGTGCATAACCTGAAAGTGGTCCACGGGCAAAAGTTCCACCACGGAACTCATTACCACCAGTAGAAACCTTTTCCAATGCAATACGGAAGCGGTCATCCTCTTTAACAAGATTATCTAAATAAGTTGTAACTGCCCTGTTGTATTCAGGGTTAACAATTAAATCACCATCAAGTTGTCCGTTAAGTGCTTCACGGAAAGGCTTTGGTGTATCTGTTAAGTTATCAAGAACAAGTGCTGCTTCGTCATCAACCTTGGCGATTGCTGCCATTGCTTTCTTGTCTGTACCAATTACAGCACGGAAAGTATCAACAACTTCTTGTTCAGTAGTTGCACGACCAAATAAATAAGCCATAGCGTCAGGATGTGTAACACGCTTTTTAGCCCAGTATTCATACTGAGTCTTTGCATCAGAGCGTGCAAGGAATTGAACATCCTCAACAGCACGACCTTCACCTTTAAGAGCGCGACCTAATAGGTCATCAACTCCTTCGGTAGTCATTGCTAACTTACCAAAAACTTTACGAGTTGCAGAACCCGGAATTGCTGCAATGCCAGTACGACCAGCACCCATCAAACCTGTTGCCATTGGCGCACGGGCATGAAGTAAAATCAACAGAACCGCTAGCAAACTTACCAATGAACTGGTCGTTAAATGCTGCTTCTCTGTCCTCAGGATTGAATAAATCAAATCCTGCTGATAAAAACTTTAAGTTACGGTCAGTAAAATCGTGAAACCAACCTGAATTTTCTGCTGCGTTCTTGCCCGGACCAAACAAAGATAGGGCAACTTGACCCATAGAAATTTCATCTTTGTTTTCGGCTACACGCTGTTGATACTGTTCGTATGTTTCACCAACATTTTTGTATCGGTTATACATAAAGGGCAGTTCAAGTCCCTTTTCAACAATGCTTTCACGGGCTTTTCCACCAAGTTCATAAGATGCTTCGCCAACAGCAAACAGTCCCTTGACTGCACCACGAACTGGCGTGGTTCCAACTTTGACTACACCTTTGGCAACATTAACGGCATCTACATACCAAGGGTCATCATTAGAACCTGATGTAGCAATGTCGTGGATTAGTCCCGGTATGCCTGTAAAATTAACAACACCTTTGGCTATGTCGCCAATACGGTTATACCAAGCCATTAAACCTGACTCCGTAGGTAACGATAGAAGTTACGCATGGCATTTGATGCATTTGGTGACTCAGCAATGCGTGCATAGATTGGCAATACAGCCATAAGTCTTGCAACATCCTCAGAGTTTTGAGCAGCCACCATTGCTGGGGAAGTTAATACTTCCGGTCCCGGACCTGCACCCATTGGGATACCAGCAGTAATTGGTTCCTCAGGGTATTGAGTTGGTTGGTCTAACGGAACAACTGGCTTTGCATAACCTGCTAAAGCCGAGCCTTGATTTAAAGGTAAAGATGCTGGGCTGGATTGTCCACCACTCATGGGCGCTTGGGTTTGTAGGTCGTAAAAGTCCTGCCCGTCACCATAAGCCATGCCTGCTGTGTATCGTGCAGGTTGTCCATCCGTTCTTTGAGAGAGCGCACCGGGTCCTGAAACTGGTGCAGGGTTGGTCGGTTTCCTGTATCCACCGCGCTGGTCTGCCATTTTATCCTGCTTTCATTTCGCTTTAAGAGCGTATCTAAAGTGCATCTTTTAAAATTATGAGTAGTTTTGTTTAAACAGCGTACTCAGGCTGCATCAATGAAGTTCTTACTTGTTCTTGGAACCACGGGTTCCTTTTGGTTGCTTGCTAAGAAAAAGCGTTCCGCCTTTAGGATTGCCCTTTTTTGGAGTGCCATCTACGCGTGGCTTTTGTACATTAGCCTTACCTGCTGAACCTTGGTTCGCTGGCTTCTTGCTGTATCCCTTCATTTATTCACCCCCTCTACGCTGGTACTCGCCGAATTAGGCTAGCCTGTAAATTAGGCTCTCCTTGTTGAGTTAGACTTGCTAAAAGTGACTGAACATCAGGGCGACCACCCGGTGCGATTTGACCCGCAGCCGTGCCTACCATCCGACCAGTTGGACTTAATCCAGCAGGGAGTTGCCCAGCACCTGCGGGACCCTCAACTGGCATGCCATCAGGACTTACTGTTTCAGGAGTTACGCCCGCGGGTGTGGGAACCTCAGGTTGTTTAAACGCATCAGCCACAGCAACTTCAATAGAAGTTCCCTTTTGGCGTGCATTTATGACTGATGATAAAGCAACTAAAATTTCACTAGGGTCTTGACCTTGGGATGCAAGGGCTGGAATAGCCTGAGCATAGGAAGCAATCGCTTGCTTCATTGCATCACGAAGTTCCTCGGTATCAACCTTGGCTTCCTCTTGTGTTGCATTAAATGAAAATGGCATTTGTCTGCGTAGGAAATCACGGGAAATCAATTTATCTCCGCGAGCCTGCAATCCAAATACCAAAGCACGGTTAGGGTCAAGTCCTGCCATCAATCCGTACTGAACATCTACGGTGTAGTCACCATCAATGTCGCGGGTTGGGCGATACTTGATTGAGTAAGGGGTTCCATGATAGTTACCCTTTAATTCTTTTTCGGTATTACCAAATACCATTTCGTCAACCTTGAAGCAGATGCCAACAAGTTCAACAAAGGCACGGGCAAACATAGAGTGTGCGGTTTTGATTTGTGTATCAAAGCCGGACATAAGAGCCTGAACACCACGACCAGTAACGATTGAAGCATCAAGGTTACCTGTACGGCTTTCAGGATAACGAGAACCTAAACGCAATTCTTGTTCAAGAACTCCTTGCTGAGCAAAAGCGCCTGCTGGTATTTCAAGTGGGACTCTACGAATTTCATTAGGCTTTTGTGAGCGCATAATTGCATCAGGTCCAAGAGCCAACTCCTGTACATCCGTAGGCATAGCGATTGGTGCTTGTACCGCCTTGGTCGCTGCCTCTAGGGAAAGCAAGGCGTAGCGTGCTTTAGCAACTTGAACTGCTAGCACATCATCAAATTGACCACGGGATTGGTCGTCAATAGATGGTCGTTGAACAACCCTAATCATTACTTCACCGATTGGGTTTACTGCACGGTCAAGAATTAGGTTGTTACGGTTTGGAATAAACAAAACATCTTGGTCTTTATCGTGGTAACGGATTACTTCCATCATGTCTGACGGATTATCTTTAGAATAAATCAAGTTTGCCAACTCAGGGTACTGAGCCATAAGTTCAGTAGTTGGCTTCATAATGCGTTGATAGAATTTAACTACACGACCAAAGCGGTCAATGACTGGGTATGAACCAATGGAGTCAAAGAAACGGATGCGTGGCATCTTGTCCTTAACATCAATTTCTACCTGTGCTGCTACGAAACCATAAGTTACATAACGGTCAGCAGCATTGAACATCTGAGCCTGTAAGTTTGAATAGTCAATGTATCCATTAACAATCTCACCACGCTTATCAGCCTTCTTGCGGGCTGCCTCAGATACCATGGTTGTTGAATTACAATTAAATGCTGGTAGTGGTGCAATAACTTCTGCCAAGTCACGGGCAGCAATGTCCACCATGTTTGCAACAATAGGGTTCTCAAACGGACCATCAGGGAATAAGTCAGGGAAAACATCTCGCATCTTGCCTTGGCGAACAAGTAGCACATTGTACATACGAGTATCGCGGTCAGCGTATGCACGGCGATAGCGGTCAAACCCGCTAGTGATTTCCTCAATGGAAAGCGCCATGCTCACCTCTTTCGTTTAGTTTGTGTAAAGCAGTTCATCTAGTGAAATGTTTACTTGGTTACTTTGGTCGTATCGTGTATGGAACATGTTTTGACGGCTATGCGAACGAGCAAAGTTATTTGCTGATGCAAGGCGGTCACGGCATGCAAGTTCTGCAAACCAAAATGCCATCACGCAGTCTTTCTTTTGTGACTTAGGAGAGTCGGGATACCAAGTAACCAACTGCTCTATCAAAGCCTTTAATCCTTCGGAAGCATGTGTAGAAGGAAACTCAATAAGAGCATTACCTTCTGCGTGTCCGTGGAATAAGGTCGTCAAAGAAGCGACTCCGAAATCGGTGTCCCATTTATTTTGTCCTGTGTGATGTTCCCGTAGAACCGCACCCCTTGACGAAAGGTATTCTCGTACTTCACGGTCCTGAGTGAGCATTGTCTGAAAAGCGTTCTTTTCAATACGCCACTCAGAAATGTTGTACTTATCAGTCCAGTCTTTAATCAAACTTCTAATCTCATCAGGCAACATACCTGCCACATTGGATACATCTATCAGGTATCTCTTTTGTGTTGAGATGTCTAAACCAATAGCAACGGCAGCAGAATAACCAGCACCTGCTGGGTCAAAACCTGCAACGACAATTAAGCCATCCATGCCTTGGGGTCTAACACCGGGCATACCTTTAGGTATTCTGCCAATGTTACGACCTGCGTTAATTACACCTTTAACAGCATCCGAAGGAAAAGCCGAGTCCTCATGTACTTGCTGTTGTTGATAAACCATTGCCCAAAGATTTGGGGACATACGCCCACGCTTCTTGGATAATGCTTCACCAGTCCATTTATCGTAAAGTCCGTTTTCGTCAGGTACACCTTTACCCGACACAGGGGGCATGTTTGTTTTTGCCCATAGAGTTACCCAGTCTTTTGAGTTGTCGGCAAATTCTAATACCGCAGGCTGAGCAAAATAAGTCCAAGGAGAAGTTTCATCAGGGTAGCGCATAGGGTCCCTGAGTTCTGAATACAGGTCTTTAGGTCGTAGGCGTGTACCTACAACAAGAAGTTTACCCCCGTCATTATCAATACGGGACATAACTTCGGACTGTATCCAGTCAATTTGTTTTTCGTACTCATGGGCGTTGGTATGGTCAACACAGTCATCCATGATAATTAAATCTGCACGGGAACCGTAGATGTGACCACGGATACCGATAGCCTGAACAGTAGGGTCTTTTTCACCTGAGTCACGGGCATCAGCCGATAGGTAAATCAAATCTTGTTTCCAAGAGTCTGAGTTCTTTTCAAAACCACCAGCAGGTCCAAAGGCTAGATGAAGGTCTTGATACCTAGGATGGGTCAAACGGTTCTTAATAGAAAGAAGGAACTTCTGAGCCATTGCCTGAGTCTTAGAAACAATCATTATGCGGATGTTCGGATTTTGGCAAATACGATAAACCGCATAGTTGACCGTAATGGTCGTACTCTTAGCATGCTCAGGTGGAGTATTTACAATAAGTAAATCAGGCGCACCCGGTTCATAGATTATGGATGGGTGGACTTCCTGCGGAACTCGACCCTCTAGTAAGTCTATCCAATGCCTTTGATGCGTAAAGACTTGTGTGCCGAGATACTTCGCGGAAAATTCGGGAAATGGTGGGACTTCT